CGCTGTTCTTGAGTGCTCCTTTCTTCATTCCTGCCGTTGGATTAATCGTGTAAAGCTCTTTGAGAGCGTTAGAACTCATCATGCCAAGCCCGTCCGGTCGCTGTTCAAGGTCAAGCTCTGAGCGCGCTTCGTCCGGCAGCATGATTTCGGAATCACATAGAATCTTGTAAGTCTCTGCCTGCGCTTTGTCGTCTGCAGGATCGATATTGAGCCAGAAGAATTCACACTTCAGGACGAGCGGCTCATTTAGCATCAGCGCCAGCTTGGGCATCACGCGCTGATTCATCTTCTGCTGAATCATGCGAGCCAGCGTCTTCGGGCCGTCGCGCAAACTTGAAACTCGCTGCACTTCTGCCGTGGTCCGGTTGACGTCGCGCTCGATTGAGAAATCCAGTGGCTTCAGGTCGAAGGCGTAGCTGACCGTGCGGACCAGCATTTCCTGGTAGGCCAGCATCAGCATCGTGTCGCCACCAGGCTTCATGTCTATGGCTTGAATGTCTTCCGGCCAACCGATGAAGCCAGGAGTTGCACGGCCCTTGATTTCGTTTTCCCACCAACTGCGAACCAGATTAAGCTGCGTTTGATCCTGCCCCTGGAGGTTCAAGAGCATTGGCGGGTAGGCTTCTGAAGCAACGCGCCGCTGATAGCTCGTGATGCCGAGCCACGCTTCCATGATGTCGATCACGGTTTCGAGTGGAGACAAGCCAAACGGCGTCCAACTCCGCTTCCGCATCGATAGATATTCGATTTCACTATCGATGAATTGCTCGCCCGTGCGCCCGTCGTCCATCAGCTGCATCCAACGCGGCTTTTGTGGGTTCCCATCCCAGTCAAGCTTGTTGGCAAGCGAGAATCCAGGAACGGTTTCCATCGCGAGCAGATTGTTATTTGGAATGAACTTCGGTTTCTCGACGTATTCCCATGCACCGGCATCGAAAACGAGTACATCCTCAACAATCTGCGCTATGAACGATTGCAGATCATCGTCTGTCGTGTTTGGGTTGTCGAAAACACCGAGGATCTTGTCGATTACTGGCGAGAGTTGCTTCTGTAGTTCTTTGTCTTTGCGATTGATCTTCTTGAGTTGTACGCCATAGTCCAGGCTGGAGACGGCGTTTCGTATAAAGCGAATCGCGCGTGATGGCAAAACGGATTCGGAGAGTGTCTTTAGATCCCTGACGTTGCGCCTGAATTTCCGCTGCTGAAAGGTGCGCCCAGGAGTCGGTGACCATCCCCAGGCCTGGGTTCTGCGCTGCGCTGCTTCAAGGACCTGAGACGGGACAAGCTCCTGGCTTCCGATGCGTTCTAACGACATCAGGCCACGTGCTTCTAGAAGCTCGATCACTTTTTCTCAAACCTTGCCAGCATCGTCTTGCTGTGCGCGCCTAAACCGCCAGCGAGCGTCAGAACAAGATCCAGAGCGAGATAAAGCGGCCAGCCAACGCCCATCAGTCCGAGCCACGGAGCAGAGCTTTTCTTTTCCGCTTCTTTTTGGCTCTTTGGAACGAGCGTCATGACGTAGACAAGCGAGAAGACCTGGCCGACTAGCAAGTAAATCAGCCCGAACCAGAGACATTGATAAATTGTCATGTGAAGAAGAACACCTTTCGCTCATGCTCCCAGAAGGTTAGCATCAGCGCTTCCATCGTGTCGGGGGAGCGTTTCAGCAGATCGCGCATCGTCTGCTTTTCCATGATCTTGAGTTTGCCCTTTTGAACCGAGTAAGTGGGTACGACCAATTCCTCAACCAATCGCTCATCCGGTGGCAGCATGGCGCCTGGATCCGTCCTGAGCCATTCTCGGAGAGACCAATAGAGCTGATCCCGCATACAACCGAACTCGCCTATCTCAGTGGCAAATTCAGGCGACGACGCAACCATGATGCGGTTCGCCTTGCAGCCGTCACGGTTCATCACTGGATAGACACCAGCACCCACGCCGGTGGCATCTACATTGCAAAACGATACGTTGCGAGCCTTATAGAGTGCCGCAGCCCGTTCTCCGCTGACCAACGTATCTACTCCCCGCCATTTCTCAAACTTCGATACCCAACCGCCGTAACGAAATGCAGCCACGTTATCATCAGGCCCGAGTTCGGCAACGTCCTGGCCCATGATCGCCTTAGTTCCTTCTGGTGGAACCTCGCCATGCTTTGAAGCATATAGATCCCAACGGCTACGCGCCGCTGAGACCCAAGCACGACTGATGAGCTGATTATCAGCTTGCGACGGGTACTGCCCCAGCACCATGTAACTGAAGGCTGGGTTCGTAACTCTGCGAAAGCCCGCTGTGAGTGGAGGATATTCAACATCATTGAACGACTTCGCTACTGTTCCAACCAAAAACTGAGGAACCATGAAGCATTCATGGTCAGGCTTCTCGGTTTCTGCCAGTGCACGCGACCATTCGTTGATTCTTCGAACCGTGGCGTCGCGCGTGACAGCGCCTGGAATCGTGTCGACGCCCGTCTGCACGTTCGGATGTCTGAATGCACTCAGCTCGATGACGTTCGCTTGGCGGTCACGTTCCTTGATGTAGACCGGACCAGACTCATGCCGCGGGTTGAACATCACGAGTAGTCGCGCGTGCCCGCCTGACATGCAAGACTCGATGCCGCGATAGACTTCGTCAGGAACCGCGTCACCTTCATCGACGATGAAAAGCAAATGCGCCGCGTGCTTGCCACTGAACTTGGCTTCGCGTTGTTGAGTCGTTCCTGCCAACGGAATGGTTACGCCGGTTAAGAATGAATCTGAAGATCGTTCAAGGTGAAGGCTCGAAAGTCTGAAGTCTCGGAATAGCTGCTCGTGCTTTCCGAGTACAGACCCAATTTGGCCCCAGAGCAGAAGCTTGAGGTTGTCTTCTGGTGGAGCAGCGCAGGTGTAGACCTGGCTTTTTGGGAAGGAAAGAAACCACCAAAGCGCGAGATAGGCCGCGCAATGGGTCTTGCCTGTCGCGTTCGCTGACTTCGCGATCGTGACAGTGTGATCTCGCACGCTACGCAGTACCGCTTGGGCATCTTCTGTGAATTTCTGCCCGAAAACCTTGTCACAGAAGGCAATCGGGTCGCCTTGGTACTGCGGATATGCCGAGTGCCCGTTGATGCCGAGCGCTATTTTTTGATTTCGCTCAAGGAGTTTTTCGTAAAGCTGTTCCTTGGCTTGGTGCGGCCATTCCCGCCAGTTCTCAATGGACTGTTGTTTCTGGAATGGTGTTATCCCCATCAGGTCGCGTGATCTTGCTCAATTCCTGCTCAATCAAGGAATCGATTTCCTTTGGATCAATCTTGTGAATCACGCGCTCAGCATACTTGCTGGGTTTCGCGCCTTTCAGTAGAAAGATCAGAAGTGTGTCAGAGTATTCCCTAATGGCTCCGCAAACATCGCCTTGATAAAACACGGGCTTGTCGACGCCTTCAAAAGCCCGTCGCCTGGCTTCCTGTTCAAGAAGATCACCAGCATATTCATAGGCTTCGTCGGCTAACTCTCGAAACTCAGCATCAGCCTTATAGTGATCTCGATAGCAATTGTGAGAGATGCCAACCGCTTCACAACTCTTCGTGATATTGGCGGTCTCCTTGAGCAACTCCAGGAACCGCTTCTTTTTTTCTTCGTCGAACTTTAATCGATTTGCCATAGCTTAATTAGTACCTGAAAACCCCCGTCAGGTCGTTTTTGCGTTGACACTGCTTCCACCTATCCCCCTTAATAATCCCCCAGAGAACAGGTTCACTACCTCTCAAAAGACAACAAGCGAACGCAGTGAGCGCCCACAATGGCGAGGCAAGACTGAATTCTCCCTTTTATTATCCAGCCGCCCCCGCTGCTTTGTTGCCTCCAATAAGCGATTTCTGACGCATCCCAAGAACTGTCATTCTTTCCCTGATTCTCTCAACCATTTGCTCGCAAACCTGCCGCTCGTGCTGCCAGAACGTAAGTTTCAGTTCCAGGTCTCCGATTGCGCGCGTCAATTCCTTGGATTCCACTAGATCATCTTCGCTCATGGCATGGCCGGATGGTACGGGTTCACTACTCCAGATATTCACGAACCAGCACAGCATAAGGTTTCACGTGCAACAATCTCAGGCATCGAACCAGGATTGGCAGCGCTTCGGATGGTGCTGGTAGATCGGGATCATCTGTTCGCCGATGTATTCGATAATCGTTGTGCGCGAGCCTTGCCCGAGCTGGTAGCGTGGCGCCAGAAGCGAGCGCGCTGCTGAATGATCCACTACCAGGCGAAGCCGGATCTTGCGACGCTTGCCGTCGATGATAGCAGCTCTGTGTTCAAGCAGGTTTAGGGCCTGCTCTTCGTCAACCATGCGGAAGTGCGCGCCCTCGGCATCGTAAACCGAATAAAGTGTCAAAGTTGTTTTTTGGGAAAGGGAATCCGGAGGATTGGGTTATCCGGGCAGCTTACGGCCGCCAGTCGTTTTATCAGGTCCGGCCACCTGAGGGGAGTCAATATCTCGCCCAGAGTTATGTATCTGAGCGCAAGAGTACACACAATGTCTTGCGTGTTGCAAGCCAATATTTACTACAGGTAGGGTTTTAGGCAGTAAAACTGCGGATTAATTCATTTCACCCAGTCCATTGGAACCCAGCCAGCCTTACCAAGATGGGGGCCTTCCAATACCCGCACCTTTCGCAGAGTGAAGGTCGTATCGAGTACCAATACCTTGGTCCTTGCGTCGACCGGGAAGGCCCGACCTTCAGCCATCACCTGAAAGGTTCCCATCTTGTCGCCGGCAATCCTGGCTTTAGAGAGATCGTCTAGGGCTGCCTCGGTCGTTGCCAGCATGACCATCGGACCACCATTGTCCACAACCGCGTTTTGCCCAACCATCTTGACTGCAGGAATGTAGCTCCCACTCGGATGGTACAAGGCCAGCACCGCACACCAGGCATACAGGCAGAGGCCAGCGGCAATGAACCCAAGGACCACGTTCTGAGCTGTTTTTCTTCTATTTGTCACTTGCAAATTATCCCACCGTTAAAATATGCTTTTGACACTACTGAAAAATGGCTCTACTTAGCCAATAACTCAAAGCAGTTTGTAGAGCTTGTCTGAAACCTTAATTGCCCGCCGCTTGTTTTTCGGCGCTGAAAGGATGCTAAGATGCGCGGGCTTTCGGTGGTCTTCCCTTCTCTTTTTTGACGCCTGCCCCGGCGCCTGATTTCTTTGAAGGTGATGATAATTCTGAACCTTGTTTATCGGGGATCTTATCTGACATCAAGAGAGCATTTTGCACAATTCCTATAATTGCCCGATCTCTACTCTGTAAGACTTTGAGTAGCCTTTCCACCCATTCCTGCTGATCAGCGTCCATCTGAATCACCTCTAGCTTAGATCCTCTGTACTCCCGATGTGGCTGATCCTCGTCAGCAAAGAATTCAGCCAAACTGCACGGTAAGAGCCTGCACATGCGCTCAATCTTATCTATCCCAGGGCTGCTATGGCCGTTTTCAAAATTTGAAATTAGCGTCCGCCCAATTCCCTTTTCGAAGGCGAACTGATCCAACTTTTCCCATCCACGGTTTTTCCTTAATTCTCTAAACCTTTTCCCAACGTCCATTTGGGACGGATTATAGATAAAAGTGAAGAGGCGTGAAGATTTTTGTTGACACGAATTCGTTTCTGACATATAATCATGTCTATGATCAGTTACGACATTAACAAATTAGAGCGAGCCAGAAGGATCAAGGGATGGACCAAGGGACGTATTGCGCGAGCTGCTGGAGTAACTCCTACGACAATCAGCCAGATTTGGAAGGGACAGCACAGCAGTCCAGCAACGCTGAAGCTCATCACAGAAGCCCTTGGACTCAATGTTGAAGATGTCTTGATTGAGACGCAAGACAAGCAGTCCGTTGCTTAAAGGAACCAACCGTGTGCGACACAGAGAAACTATGGGTTACTTGCAGCTTCCGCTTGCATGAAGACGAGAAAGTGGCCCTTCAGATCCTGGCCGAGCGGCTTATTACTACTCCATCCCGTCTCGTTCGCTTCGCAGTTTGTTCGGCTCTACTCAGGCAGCACGCCCAGCTGCAGGATAGCTTGAGCCAAGTGATCTATCGCCGCAACGTTTAGTCCGTTTTTGATGTGTACGAGGTACACCGTGACCTTTGCGACCGAACCCATTGAGCAATATCTGGAACAGATCGAGGACAAGACTTTGAACGGAATGGTAATCGAGCGACAACGCAAGTTGGAGGAACTCAGCTCGATTGATGAACTCGCGGTGGAATCGCTCGTAAGCGGGTTTCACTGTGCCAGCAAC